CCCACGTTATTTCCAAACTCAAGAACGTGTTGTTACTACACAAGATTACATTGATCTTATTTTGGCAAATTTTCCAGATATAGAAAGTGTTAATGCGTATGGTGGTGAAACTATATCAGGTATTGGTGATGTTGAATATGGCAAAGTTTACGTATCATGTTCTACATATAGTGGAACAGCACTAACCGATTCTAGAAAAAAAGATTTAATTGCATTTCTACAACCAAGATCATCTCTTGGAATTTCTCCTGTTATTATTGATCCTGAATTTGTATATATTACTCTTTTATCTAAAGTTCATATTGACTATAATCAAACCGGTTTAACACCATATCAGATGCAAACAGTAGTAATTGATACTATTTCAGATTTTAATGATAATAACTTAAAACAGTTTGGTAGAAATTTTCGTATGTCTAATTTAACTAGTGCGATAGATAATACCGATTATAGTATATTAAGTAATGAAACAACTGCATTTATATACAAAAAATTCATTGATCTTAATCCAATAAATGCCGTATCACTAAAAGTTGATTTTCATTCAAATGAAATACAGCAAGCTAGTATTATCAGTAATGAATTCTTGTCTGAAGGTAAAACGTACGTATATACTGATTATATTTCAGGTGTAAATAATACTGCAGGCAATTTATTTAGACTAGAAAAAACTGTAACAACAACTGCGAGTAATTATAGTATAGCAGGATTTATTGATTATAATAATGGTATAATTAATATTAATTCATATATTTATGATGCAGTACCAACAGGTGGTCTTAGAATTTTTGCAGCACCAGTAAATCAAGATATATATTGTAGTCGTAATAATCTTCTTCAGATAGATACTGGTTCTGGTGTTTCTGTTAGTGTAGTAAGCGGATAATGTCTGTAGAAAAATATATATCGCCATTTATTCAGACGCATTTTCCAGAATTCTATAAAGAATATGGATCAAATTTTATTGCGTTTACTCGAGCTTATTACGAATGGCTAGAATCAGTAGGTAATCCTTTAGAGCAATCTAGAAGCCTATATGAGTATTCTGATATTGATAATACTCTTGATACTTTTATTAAGTATTTTAAAAATAAGTATATGCTTTCTATACCAGAAAGCATTGTGGCTGATAAGCGTCTTCTTTCTAAGCATATATTAGATTTATATAGATCAAAGGGATCCCTTAGATCTTATGAATTGCTATTCAGAATACTTTTCAATGAAGATATACAAGTATATATACCTGGCAATGATTTATTTAGACTTTCAAATAATCAATATACCAGGCCAATTTATATTGAAATATCTAGTAACAAATATTTAAGTGATATAGTTGGAAAAATCATATATGATAGTTCATTACAGTCATCTGCTGTAGTTGAAAACTATTCTACAAAAATAGTAAATAATGAAACTATTAATATATTAACACTTTCAGCAGTTACTGGATCTTTTAGATATGGTTATAAAATTATTTGTAATGATCTTTATGTTAATGCATTTGGTAATAAAATAAGTAATTTTGAGTATAATCAGTTAACTGAAATAGAAAAATCTGATTATAATTTAGCAATTTCCATAGATAATGCACCACTTATTATTGGTTCACTTTCTTCAATTGGTATTATAAATGGCGGTGCTGGTTTTTCTGTTGGAGAATTTTTAAATGTTAATGGTGATGGCACTGGTGGTATAGCACGTATTTCCGCAGTTAGAGATGAAAATGGAAAAGTTACTTTTAATTTAATAAATGGTGGTTCTGGATTTTCAATTAATCCTGCTATTAGTGTAACAGGCGGTGGTGGGGCTGGTGCTACATTTAAAATAGGAGATCTTGTAGATAAAGAAATATTTAATATAACAACAGATATTATCGGTAACTCTAATAATACTACAATGGATAATATAGCTGTTGGATGTAATGTAGCTATAACAGGCGCTACTGGTACTTGGAATAATGGTGATACAGTTAGAAGTACATCTAGTGTTAATGTAGTGCCAATGGACATTAATTTATTAGTAGATAATTCTTTAGCAAATGGAGAAAATTTATCTAATTCCAGTCTCAATATAACTAATCTTACTGTATATAGATCAGATGGAACTTTAATATATGTAAATGGTACTGATATAACTAATGCAAATCTTGTATCAGGTATTACTTTAATTAGTAATACTACCAGTTCAATAATGAGTATTAATACAATTTTGCCAGTACAAAATGCATATGGAAATGGCATTATTAGTAGTTATCTTGGTGGTGTTCTTACTATAACTGGTGCAAATTTTGGCTATTTTGTGCCAGGATCAAGTATAACTAATATTAATACTACTGCAACTGCCACTGTTAGCTCATTTACTAGAAATACAAATTGGCCAGAGTTTACAAAACCGACTATTGCAAATAAAAATTTAGATATACAAATTGGATTAGCTTTAAATTCTTATGATATAGAAGTTGGAACTATAGCATACTTATCTGAAATTAATCCTGGAAGTGGTTATTCATCTGATCCAATTGTAACAATTCAACAACCAGAAATTTATGACTTAAAAATACAAGATGGAACTGGGTTTAAAGGTTATAATGCTACGGTTACAGGCGATACTGGAAGTGCTGTCGGTATAGCTATAGCCGCAGATATATATGATTCTGGTTTTGCATATTCACCTGATTCTTATGTTACTTTAAGTTCTTCTAATACACAAAATCAAACTGTTGTTACTGGAACTACAGTAGTTGATAAGCATGGAATAGGAACAGGTTTTTTTGCTAATAGAAGTGGATTTTTATCTGATACACAGCGTGTGATTGATAGTCAATATTGGCAAACACAATCATATGATATTATAGCTACTAAAATGCTTAGTAGCTATGAAAAATTTGTTAGAGATCTTGTGCATCCAGCTGGTATAGCATTATATGGTTCATTTAGAATAGTAAATGAAATACAAAATGAAGTAGCAATACCAGAAAGTTTTACAATTGGAAGTATAGGTTACGATTTAGCATCTAGATGGGCATCAACTGTAGTTGCACGTGGTGGAAGTGTATCAGCATCACGTCTTGCATTAGTATCAACATTATTTGAAAATTTATTAGTTAATAATACTTTTTATAATATAGATGATTTATGGCTAACGGCATGTGAAAATGTTATTCAAGCTACTACTTCTTTGAAACAGCTGCGTACTGCCACACTTTTAAACAACCCATCGTTTACTATAGATAGAGGTTTTCACGGAACAAACATTATGTATAATACTAATTTTATACCGTCTGTTCATGCGATAACTCTTAATAGTAATAGTATGCATATGTCTGTATATAATAGATTTAATAATTCTACTAGTAGATATGACATGGGCGCTCAAGATGATGTTAATGCAGATAGACAAATGTATTTTAATTCCAGAACTACGGGAAACACAGTTCTTGCATATTTAAACACTTCTGGTTTTACAGCTGTAGCAAATACAAATTTAGGTCTAACATCAATTAATCGTAGTAACAATACTGTTGGGATATTTAAGCGCGGTACTTCACTTTCAGTAACGGTGCCTTCTACATATTACAATATATCGCCAGTGCAATATAGCTTATATATTGTCGGACTTAATTCTTTTGACATTACCCTATCTGCAAAAAATAGTTCCAATATTGCTTTTGCGTCAGTGGGTGGTTCGCTTACTGATACTCAGCACTTTACTCTAGATAGCGCGGTTGAATCATATATGGTTTCTGTAGGAGCATCAGTATAGTTAAAAATCATTTAGAAATTCTAGCTTAATTAGAATTATTACCATAAATAGAATATATAAAGATATCTGGAAAAAACAATGGCTATTCTGACAGTAAATCAAATAATTGACAATATTGATAGCTTTATTAATAATATTAAAAAGCTTAGCAAATCATATTATATATTTGTCGGTAAGCCGGATCCATGGAGTGATGACGCTAATCCTCCTATAGCAAATGCTTCTATAGAACAAACTGAACTCTCTCTGTATAGAGATTTAGTATACGGCAAACTTATAGCTAATACTGATGTTTCATATATGATTCGCAAGAATTCATGGACTAATAATACAATCTATGCGCAGTATTCAAAAAATGATCCAGATTTAGTTGATAAAGATTTTTATGTATTAACAGATCTAGGTGAAGTATATAAGTGTATATACAATAATCAAAATTCAGTTTCTACTATTAAACCATCATTAAATACACCTACTGGCACATTTAGAACTTCTGATGGATATATTTGGAAATATATGTATACTGTTGAAACTAGTGCTAATAATAAATTTTCTACTAGTTCATATATTCCAGTTACAATTAACTCTAATGTTGAATCATCAGCGGTGGCTGGAACTATAGATTATATTAATATTACATCTTCAGGTACAAATTATCAAGTTTATGATGAAGGATTTTTGCGTAATACACTTTTAGGCGGCTATCAAGTAATTCTTCCAAATACAGCATCACAAATAAATGGATTATATGTTGGTTCAACCATATATTTAAAAGCAGGTGCTGGTGCTGGTCAAATTAGAGACGTTACTGAATACTCTGGATTAGATAGACGTCTTTCAGTAAATCCGCCATTTACAGTATATGTAAATTTAAATCTTGCCAATGTTCAAGGCACAATATCAGTTGGTAATAGAGTAACACAAAATTCAGTTTATGTATCATATCTATATAGTACTGGTAATTTTTCTGTTGGAAATAATATTATTCAGACTGATACAGGCGCTACCGGCACGATAGCAGTAGCTAATTCATCTAATTTTATAGTTACAAAAAATAATTCATCTAATAATTTTAGTTTAGATTTACCTTTCTATAATTCTGCTTCAACCGGTACTCTTAAATCTGGTAACGTTACTGTTATAGCTGGAAATAATTTTGTAATAGCAAATACTGGTACTGGATTTACTTCTAACTATGCTTCTGGTAATTATATTAAAATTGGAAATACTACATCTAATACACAGATTAGAAGAATTATTTCAGTAAATTCTACTGTAATAATCTGTGATGCTAATACACCATTTTCACAAACTTATATTTCAAATGTGCATTATCTAATTCCTTCTGCTGCTATCCCAGTATCTACAAGTACATATAGTGCATATGGAACTATAAGTTATACAAATTTAAATGGAATTAATATTAGTATTACTAATACACAGCCAATTGGGAAGTTATTCATACCCGGTGAGCAAGTAACACAGATAAATGAATATGATATTAATCAAGGCGCAAATGGCATAGTATCATTTGCAAATGACTCAGTATTACAATTGACATCTGTAAGTGGAACAATGACTGCCAATTTATTTGTTATTGGCAAATCTTCAAATGTAAAAGCACAAATATATTCTGTAACAAGTTATCCAAATATAACAATAGAACAGCCAATAGGTGATTTTAATAGTTCTCAGCCTATTTTTGTAGCAAACTCTTCTGGTAATACTACTGGAAATGCTCAAGTATTATTTACCAGTATAACACCAAATCAATTAACAGAATATGTTATATCACCTAAAGTATCTATTACAGGTGATGGAAATGGTGCATTAGCATATGCGTACGTTAATACTGATGACTCAGTTAATCCAAATAGATCTATATCTGAAGTATATATGATTAACACTGGTCAAAATTATACTACAGCAAATGTAACTATAACATCTAATAATGTATGGGGTTCTGGCGCTACTGCAGAGACGGTAATAAGTCCAGAAAATGGTCATGGATCAAATACATATATGGAACTTGCTGCAAAATATGCTGGCATATCAGTAACATTTGCAAATGGTGATAATGAAAGTTATAAGTTTCCAGTAACTGGAAATTATAGAAGAATAGGTATTTTAGAAGATCCGACAATTAATGATGCTACACTTACATTAAACACATTTGACAGAGTAAAATTATATCTTGGCAGTAATAATGGTACAAGTTTTGTTAATGATGAAATAGTATATCAAGCTAATACCGGTAAAGCTGGTGTTATGGTATTTGCTAATTCTTCTTATCTTGAATTAAAAAATGTTTCTAATACAGCAACAAGTTTGCCATTTTATACTTATGGCACTCCAGGTACAGAGTCAGTAAATACCAGTGTAGTTGGATTAGCTTCTGGTGCTAGAGCCAATGTAGTAACTACTGCTGCAAATGGCATGGTCAATTCTAGTGTTTCTTATTTTTCTGTTTATTCCAATGTGCAGTCTGTATCACAAATAAAAACCGGTGCAACCGGTAGAATAATACAAACACCAAATAATACTATTGTTAGACTATCAGATATAAGCGGTCATTTTAATGCTAATGATATATTATATGATTCACAAACAAATGCTTATGCTAATATTGTTTCTATATCAATAGCAAATGGTAATATAGATGCTACAACCAATTTTGGTCATACATTTAATCAGACTTGCAGAATACCTCTTACTTCAAATACTGGCGTATTTTCTCAGTTTGAAAAAGTAACACAGCAGTATTCTAATGGAACTGGCACTGTACTTACATATAATAAAGATATTGATTTTACATTAACTGCACCTACTGGCACATTTATAAATGGTGATAAATTAACGGGTAATACTACTGGTGCATCTGCTATTGTTTTATGGGCAAATAATTCTTATGTCAGATGTACTGATACGAATGGCACTTTTGCATCTAATGAAATAGTGATAAATCAATTATCAACACAAGCACAGATAACTAATATATATCCAGCATTAGTATTATATAATGTGTATAATACATTTAATACTGGTACTAATATTATAACTGGTGCTACTTCTGGCGCAACTGGAATTGCAACATTATCAGATACTATATTATATCCAGAACTTGTAAGAGGATCTGGAACAACTTCTTATATTGAAAATGTTGTTCCATTTACAAGATCTAATACATCAACTGAGAAAATAAATATAGTTATCAAGTTTTAGAGGAAATAATGACTTTAGACACGGATCTATCACGCAGTCCATACTTCGACGACTATAATTCTAATTCAAACCAGTATGCCGTATTGTTTAGACCTGGTGTGCCTGTTCAAGCACGCGAAATGAATGCTGCTCAAAGTATACTGCAAGATCAACTTAACAAATTCGGTAAAAGCATATATAAAGAAGGATCAGTTTTAGAAGGTTGTGCTTTTACATTTGATAATCAATATTCATATGTAAAAATTAATGATAATTATGCAAATGGTTCTGCTTTTACTATTGAAGACTTTAATGGTAGGATTATAAAATCCAGCAGCAATCTTACTGCAATTATTGTAGATAGTGTTCAAGGATACATTTCTCAAGCACCTGAATTAAATACACTGTATATCAAATACATAAATTCTGGTACTTATACAAATGGTGCAATACAATCAACATTTGATTCAACTGAAAATCTAGTAATTTCTACTACGGCCAATGTAGCCATTGGCAATGTTACTGTAGCAAATTCTGGTGGCAGTTTTGGTAATGCTGTTGGTTATGGCTATTCCATGTCTGTAACTGATGGCATTATATTCAAAAAAGGTTATTTTGTAAGAGTTCCAGCTCAGTCAGTAGTTGTTTCGAAATATTCGAATACTCCTAATAATTATTCAGTTGGTTTTGGTGTAGAAGAAACAATTGAAACACCAGCTTCTAATACAGCTCTATATGATAATGCTGCTGATACGCCAAATTATGGCGCTCCTGGTGCACATCGTTTGAAGTTAACACCCAATTTAATTGTTAAGACAACTTCTGATATTTCAAATACTGAAACATTCTTTTCTATCTGCGATTTTAATTCAGGCCGTCCAGTTACTATTAAAAATGATCCACAATATGCTGCACTTGGAACTGAACTTGCAAGAAGAACATTTGAAACTAATGGTGATTTTGTAGTTAATCCATTTTTACTTACAACTGAAAACAAAAAAGCCAATACAGATTCATCTAATACTACAGCTAATTCTAATTATTTGAGTTTAATATCATCACCTGGTTTGGCATATGCCAAAGGATATAGAGTAGAATTTCTTAATAGAAATGCGGTCGATTTAAGAAAAGGTCTTGATACTGAAAGTTTTACTAATCAGATTATATCAGCAAACTTTGGTTATTATGTTTATGGTAAAGAATTTATTGGTGATTTTAATACAGATAATATTACACAAGTAGAACTTCATTCTGTGGCAAAAACTGCTATTAGTACCGGTACATTTTTAACACCAGCATATAATTCTGCTACTAAAATTGGTACTGCTTATATCAGAGGTATAGAATATTTTTCTGGAACACCCGGCGTATATGATGCAAAATATATTATGTATCTATTTAATATAGAAATGAATCCAGGCTTTAATTTTAATTCCGCACGTAGCATAATATATGCGCCATCAGGCGTATATACAGCTGTGGCTGATATCGTATTAACATATGATAGTAGAACTAGTTCTTATACTGCAGAACTAGAAGAAATTGTTAATAATACAATGATATATTCATTTGGTCAGAAAGCTGTTAAGAATGATGGATTTGGTAATACTACATCATTCATATACAGAAATAGAGCTAATTCTACTTTTGGCACTAATGGTAATCTTAATATAACTTTATCAGCTGCAGTTGGTACTGGCGCTGAACGTTTTACATATGGTATTGGAACACTTAGTCAGATTCAAGCTTCTACATTTACTGTAATACCAGCTGTAAATGGTTATAGTTCAAATAATACTGGTACTGTATCAGTAAACACTACTTCTAATATAATTACAGGCACTAGTACATCATTTACCAATGAATATGTTGTTGGCGATATAATTAATGTTGGTACTGATTTAAAAACACTTACATCTATTGTAAATAGTACATATATGACAGCGTATAGTGCGTTTGCTGTAGCAAATACTACAGCCACTCATAGAGAAGCTTTTCCAGCTGGTATACCTATTCCGTTTGTAAATAGACCAAAAAGATCAATAACTATTACAGGTTCTACAACTGCAACATTAAGTCTGGGTAATACTACTAGCGCAACATTTGCAGCAAATGTATATCATGATATTGAAAGATATAATACAGTACCCATGAAAAAAGCAATTACAAGAAATACTCTTGTAAAAATTGCAACAAACACTAATATAGGTAGTACTACAGGTCCTTGGTGTTTAGGTGTTACAGATGCTTTTAGAGTTAATGGTGTATGGATTTCAAGTGGCAGTTATTCAAATACTGTAACTAATTCAGTAGGTTCATTTGTGCTTGATAATGGCCAGCGTGATTCTCATTATGGATTAGCATATCTTAAGTCTAAAATTACATCATTACCGGTAAATAGTACAATCTTAGTATCAGTTGATCATTTTACACATACACAATCTCAAGGTGTTGGATTCTTTACTGCTAATTCATATCCAATAGATGATGTTAATACTGCTAATACTGATGGAATTAATACAGCTGAAATACCTTTATTTTTCTCACCGTCTAAAGGTTCAACATTTGATTTAAGAGATTGTGTTGATTTCCGCCCATTTGGCGCTAATACAACCGTAATTACACCGGTACTTGCATCTGCTACAGTTAATCCAAGCACTACTCTTACTTTTTCTGGTGCTACAGATTCAAGCATACCTACAGGTGCAGCTGGGGCATATATCATTGCGCCTAATCAAACATTTAAAACTAACATAACACATTATTTGCCACGTAGAGATAGAATTTCTTTAACTACAGGCGGACAATTATTAGTAACAGAAGGATTATCAGATCCGTCACCAAGAGCACCATCTGAAATTCCTGGAACAATGTCTCTTGGTATTATCGATGTGCCTCCATATCCTACACTATCCGCAGTAAGTGCTAAGACTTATGGCAGATATGATTATGCCACTACAATTAATCTATCTCAGATTAAGCGCTATACAATGGCAGATATTGGTACACTTTCAAATAGAATAGATAATCTAGAATATTATACTTCACTTTCTCTTCTTGAGCAATCAGCAACTAATCTTCTTGTAAGAAGTGGCACATCAGGACAAAATAGATTTAAGAATGGTATTCTTGTAGATCCATTTAGAGGTCATGATATTGGTAATACTCTACATCCGCAATATTCAATTGCAATAGATCCAAATAGGCAGGAAGCTAGACCATTTTTTAGACAGTTGAATTTAAATCTAAGTGTAGATACAGCACTTAGTACTGGATATAAACAACGTGGACATCTAATTACTTTAAATCATACTGATGATACATTACTTCAGCAACAACCATATGCATCTAAGTATCATAACTGTATTGAGGGTAATATCTATAACTTTAGGGGTAGCATATCACTATTTCCTTCTGGTGATACACAGCCTGATACTACAGTTTCTCCAGCTATAGTCAATAATCTTGATTTAGCATCCAATTGGATTAATCTTAGAGCACAACAGGGCTGGGGAACTTCTTGGGGGAATTGGGTAACTACTAGCTCAAGTACTGCATATGGAAGTGCCTATCAAACTGGTGGAATTTCTTCTTCTGTAACTAATGCTGATGGCTCGACAACAACAGCATATCAGACACAGATAAATACTACAACTACTGCCAATCAAACAAAGACTGGTGCACAACTTGGTCTTACAGAATCTAGCAGTGCTTTAAATCTAGGCACTTATGTTACTGACATAAGTATTAAGCCGTATATTATGCCCAAAGTAGTATTCTTTTCTGCTAAAGGACTAAGACCAAATACTAGAGTATATCCATACTTTGGCGATACTCCAGTTAGTAGTTTCTGTATGCCGCTATTTGTTTATACTGGTGTAGTAACAAATGTAAATAATATTAATAAAGCTGCCGATGGTAGTGTATTATATACTCTTAAAACTGTTGATGCTACAGGCAGTATTGTATATTCATATTATACACTAAATAACAATACATGGTCAAGTAATTTAATTGTACAATCTGATGGAACAGTGCGTGGATTATTTTCTATACCACCAGAAACATTTAAAGCTGGAGATATTCAGTTTAGACTTACAGATATATCAGATCTAACTCAGGGACAAAGTGCTATAACTACTGAAGCAGTAGCTACTTATGCAGGAAGCGGATTATCGATATCATATGGAAGTTCTATACTAAATACAAGAAATGCAACCGTAGCAATTAATGAAGTTACACAAAATCAAACTATTCAAACAAATAGCGTTGTATCGGGTCCACCGGTAATTATTACTTATCCACCGCCTCCGCCAGCACCCATTGAAGAATATATATGGTATACGCCATATTATTATAATTCATATGATAATGGTGGTGGCTTGTAATGATGGATAAAGTAGTCTATGACTGGTAATACTTTGAATTTTAATCCTTTAAAAAGATATTAATTAAATGAAACCAATAGCTCAAACTTTCTTAGTATCCCAGCCTAATACTGGAATAGATGGCGTTTTTTTAACTAAGATAAATGTCTATTTTAAATCTGTATCATCTTTATATGGTATCACATTAGAGATTAGAACAGTAGATAATGGATTTCCTACACCTAATAGACTTAGTGGTGGTATATCTAGATTAGATGCTGCTAATGTAACAGCATCAGACTCAGCTACTGCTGCCTCTACATTTACATTTGTATCACCACCATTTCTTCAGTCTAATGTGCAATATGCAATGGTACTTATTCCAGATGGTGGTACTGATGAATATCAAGTGTGGACTGGTGAATTAGGTGGTGTTGATGTAAATACACAAGCTCCGATATATACTAATAATCAGCTTGGAAATCTCTTTATATCATCAAACGATTTAGTATGGACACCAGTAATTACTGAAAGTATGAAGTATGATATGTATATTGCTAATTTTACTTCGTCATCAGCATCTGTATATTTAACGCCTACTCCTACTGAATTTATTAAAATTAATAATGTTGTTGGAACTTTTTATAATACAGAAAAAATCTGGATATCAAATAATATTATTACAGAAGCAAATACAACTGCTAATACCACAATTGTAAGAGTTCCAAATACATCACTAACTACATTTGCTGCAAACTGCTGGATTTATGTGGCTACTACAGATAGATCAACGATTAATTTTAGACAAGTAAATACAGCAATTTCAAATACTACCGCATTTACTGTAACTTCAAATATTTCATTTACTTCTAGTAACTGTATAGTTGGTAGAATTGCTGGTAATGGTGCTCTTAGTGGAATATTAAGTGCTCAGTCTCAGTACTATTCTCTAGAAGAACTTGAACTGATTATTGAAAGTCCAAACGCAAATACAACACTTAATTTTTCAACATCGGCTAATCAATTTATATTCGGTACTCAATCTAATGCGTCAGCAAATATTGCTTCGGTAGCAAATAAACAATATGATAGTATAACACCACAAATTAATTTCATTAGACCAGCTCAGACTGCTATTACTGTATCATTTAAAGGTTACTCTAATAGTATGATAGCAGATTCAGACATAACTGCGCTTCCAGGATTGCCAAATGAGTTTACTGATACAGAAAGACTTTTATTATCACGAAGTAATTCTTTAGCAAATGCTACTATTGGTACTAACAATACTCTAATTGTAAAAGCTGATTTAAGCACATCAAATAATCTAACTGCGCCTTTCATTGATAGACTTGGTACATCTGTAACTATTGCATATAATCAAGCAACTGCACAAACACAACTTACTGGTTATCATTTAAATATTGCTAATACTACCGGTAAATTCCAGATAGGAGAAACAGTAACTCAGGGAGCTGTCGGCGGCATTATTGATGAAGCTAATAATAGCTATGTTCGAATTATTTCAGCAAATTCGGAATTTGTACTTAATACTAATATAGTTGGTGCAACTTCTACAGCTTCAGCAAATGTTACTACAGTAACATATTTTGATGAAACACTTGAAAATGGTTATTACGGTGCTTCTAGATATATTTCTAAAAATGTAGTATTAGCAGATAAGCAAGATGCTGAAGATTTAAATTGTTATTTGACTGTATATAGACCAGCCGGAACACAATTTAATGTGTATGGTAAATTTCTAAATGGAGCTGATACTGATACATTTAATTCTAAAGATTGGTCAGTAATGGCTGAATTTGATCAAACATCAGCAGTATATAGTTCAGCTATTAATAGAGATGATACAGTAGAACTTCAGTTTGGTCTTCCTTCTAGTGTACCAGTAGACTCATCTGGTGCTAATACATTTAGCAATACAACAGTAAAAGTTGCTGATACTTCATTTTATACTGTTAATACATATATTTACATAGCCAATACTACTACTCATTTTAATGTAAGAAAAGTAAGTTCTATTGTGAATAATTCAACTATGATTGTATCATCTAATACTACATTTTCAACTGCTAATGCTACGGTTGGTAATATACCTGGGCTTCAGTCTAGATTTGGTGCATTTTTATATGCAAACAATAATGGTATTTTAAGATATACAACTTCTACAGATGGTGTATATGATTCATACAAGACATTTGCTGTTAAAATTGTGCCCGTTACTAATAATTCTATTCTTGTTCCAATAATGAAAAATATGCGTTGTATAGCTTTACAGATATAATATGAAACCTGATTTTTTAAAAATAAGAGATAATGATCATTTAATAAAGAATGCTAATACAAAAGCTATTCTTAATACAGATTCAAAAAGTTTGAATAAATATCGTGAAGAAAGAGATAAATTGATAAAGCTTTCAAAAGTTGTAGAAGATACTGATAAGCTTAAAGAAGATGTAGCAGAGATAAAAAATATGCTAAGACAGCTATTAGGGAATAAACAATAATGACTATTGCGGTTAGTAATACAACAAACACACAGTCGTTTGGAACATGGCTCGAAAGAACCAATCAAATAGCTCAAATAATTTCATCGAATGCATTAACAGCAGATTCTACATCTTCTGGATCTGTAACTACCGGTAATGTTGTAGTAAATGGTTTCTTTTCCGCCAATACTTTAGCAATAAATGGTTCTCTTAGAGGCGGAACAGTATCAACACCAGCAGTTATTAATATTTCATCGAATGCAGTATTTGTAAATGGATCATTACAGATATATGCTAATTCTACATCAACTAATGTTGTAATAGGAAGTAATGCTTTATTTTCTGCTAATGTTTCTATTACCGGCAAATTAAATGTAACAGACACAGTTTCTTTCTCTAATACATTAACAGTAACTGGTAATACTACATTATCAAATACAGTAACAGTTACCGGTGCAGCTACATTATCAAATACAGTAACAGCTACTGGTGTAGCTACATTTTCTAATACTACATCACATGTTGGTGCAGCTACATTTTCTAATACTGTTACTGTAACCGGCAATACTACATTAACTGGTGCTGCTACTTTCTCTAATACTACAACACACGTAGGCACAGGCAGTTTTTCTAATACAGTAACAGTAACAGGTAATACTACATTATCTAATACTTTATCTGTAACTGGTAATACTACTTTTTCTAATACTACATCACATGTTGGTGCAGCTACATTTTCTAATACAGTAACAGTTACCGGTAATACTACATTATCTAATACTTTATCAGTAACTGGTAATACTACATTATCAAATACAGTAACAGTTACCGGTGCTGCTACATTATCAAATACAGTAACAGCTACTGGTATTGCTACATTTTCTAATACTACATCTCATGTAGGTGCAGCTACATTTTCTAATACAGTAACAGTAACTGGTAATACTACATTATCTAATACATTAGCTGTTACTGGAACTACCACATTATCTAATACTTTATCAGTAACTGGTAATACTACATTAACTGGTGCAGCTACATTATCAAATACAGTAACAGTTACCGGCTCTGCTACATTTTCTAATACTACATCTCATGTAGGTGCAGCTACATTTTCTAATACAGTAACAGTAACTGGCAATACTACATTAACTGGTGCTGCTACTTTCTCTAATACTACATCACATGTTGGTGCAGCTACATTTTCTAATACTACATTGGTCACTGGTACTGCTACTTTCTCTAATACATTAGCATTAACTGGTGCAGCTACTTTCTCTAATACTACATCTCATGTAGGTGCAGCTACATTTTCTAATACAGTAACAGTAACTGGTAATACTACATTATCTAATACATTAGCATTAACTGGTGCAGCTACTTTCTCTAATACTACATCACACATAGGCGCAGCTACATTTTCTAATACTGTTACTATAACAGGTAATACTACATTATCTAATACATTAGCATTAACCGGCTCTGCTACTTTTTCTAACACAGTAACAGTAACAGGCAATACTACATTATCTGTCATGTCAGTAACGGGATCTGCTACATTTTCTAACACAGTAATAGTAACTGGCAATACTACATTATCTAATACATTAGCAGTTACCGGCTCTGCTACATTTTCTAATACTACATCACATGTTGGTGCAGCTACATTTTCTAACACAGTAACAGTTACCGGTAATACTACATTATCTAATACATTAGCATTAACAGGCTCTGCTACATTTTCTAATACTT